TCGCGATTGCCACGGGCGCCGTTAATGTTGATTTCCAGTTTGCTGGGTCCACCCCCGCCACCGACAGCCTTCATGGCGTCAGACCTCGACAGGATCCGTCCGTGCATTCCGGGCACAAACTTTTCACCGAAGCCCACGTCATATGCCCGACCAGGGAGCGTCGGTCCACCAACAGCCCGGCTGCCGCCACCAAGGAACGACGACAGCACCGTCCCGAAGAACCCGCCTAGGCCTTGGTCGCCAAAGGCCGAGGTTTCAAGGTTACGGAGAGCACTAACAATCGTGTCTTCCATGAACCTTGCAAAAAGGTTCTTGACGGCATCCTTCAGGCTTGACCGGCCGGTCAAGACGGAGGCGATGCCACCCATGATGTCGTTACCAAGCCTGTCGCCAAAATCGTAAAGCGCCTGCTGCGCTTCAGTCATCATCTCGGGGAGCTGAACAGCAACTTGGGTCAGACCCTCAAGCGACTCTGTCAAGTCGATGAGAGGCTGGCTACCGTCCTGAAGCACAGCAAGCGGGATGTCACCCTGTTGTTGGCGACGGACATCAAGCCTTTCCGAAGACAAGCGGTCGCGTGCAGCGTCGTACGTTGACTGGTCAACAAGGCCTGCGGCCTTGGCTCGGTCAAGCGTCGACATCTCGGCAGCGATCCGCTGGAGCTGAGCCTCAAGCGGGAAAAGCGAGTCAAGGAGCGACGCGGTGTCGGCGGCAAGATCGCGGAAGGCCTGCTTGGCAGAGTCAGTGGCCTTCCGAACCGGATCCACCATAACGGCCTGCAGCCGAGCCATATTCGACTGGATGCCGTCAACCATGTCAGGAATGTAGCTGTTCCCAACAACCGCATCATAGAGGTCGAAGAAAGCGGTCTTGACGGTTTCCACCTTACCAATGACCCAGTCCCAAACGGCGTTAAGCTTGGTTTGCAGCCACTCCTTCACGCCGTCGTAAAGACGCTTCATTGCATCAGTTGCGCCAGGCACGAGGCTGTTGACCACGTTGAGAATGGTTTCAACGAGGGTTACCACGATGCTTTTGGCGTATTCCCAGGCTTTTGCCCAGTCGCCCTGAAGAAGAGCAATAACCAAGCCAATCGCGTCGCCAATGATCTTGAACGCTCCCGTCACAATATCAATTGCCGCGCTCAACACCCGGACAAGGCCTTCGCCAAGGACGGAGAGATAGGCGGCGGCAAACTCACCGAGGAAATCGATCACGACACGGATGGCGTCGCCAAACGGCCCCTCCCAGAGTTCCATGGCTGCGGTCTTGACTGTCTCGAAAAGCTCAGCAAGCTTAGGACCAAGCACCTCCTGGATCTTCTTGCCAAACTCAGCCAGGACGGGCGCGATCTTGTCCCAGTTTGCCCAGATAACCGCGCCAACAGCTGCAAGTGCCGCAAGCGGAACGAGCACAGGTGCAAGTGCACCCCCAATGAGGGAAATCATCGCAGAGAAAGCTGACAGCGACGAGAATGCCCCGGCAAAAACGCCGCCAGCCCCAAACAAGCCTGTGACTGCCCCAACAAGCGGGGCAAAGGCGGTGATCAGTGTGCCGATCGATGAGACAACCATCCCAACGACAACAAGCACTGGGCCCATGACTGCTGCGATCCCCGCAATTGTGACGATCGTTTTTTGGACAGCGGGGTCTAGCGAGGAAAACTGCTTTGCCATGTCCGAAAGCGAACGGACGATCGGGGTGATGACAGGCAGAAGGATCTGACCAAGCGAAACGCTCAACTCATCCCAAGCAGCACCGAGCGACCTTAGCTCGTTGGCCGAACTTGTCGATGTACGCATGACGTCGCCCTGGGCGTCAGCAGTCTTCTCCATGATGATGGCGGAACGCGCCATAATCTTCTGCTGGTCAGTCAGCTTCCCGTTGACAGGGACAAGGCCCATTTCAAGAGCCTTGGCCTGGACTGACGCCTCGTTCAGGAAGACGCCATAACGGCGGAGAGGTTCAGTCTCGCCAGACAGACCAGAACGCAGCGCAAGCAGAGCCTCGTCCACACTTGTGTTGTGGAATGAGGCTAGGTCTTGCGCTAGGACTGTGAACGATTGGGAAAGCTTTGCAGCTTCCTCGCGAGTTCTGGCGGCCTGGTTGAAATACAGACCGAAGGCATTCGCACCTTCCTGGATTTCTTGGGTCGAGCGGCCAAGGGCATCACCGGTTGTGACAGCCCATTCGTTCATCATCTTCGACAAGTCGCCAAAAGTGACGTCAAAGGCGGACTGGAGTTCTTGAGCGTCGGATGCAGCCTTGAAGGCATGGGTCCCAAAAGCGACAAGCGGGGCAGTGATGGCCAGACTCATAGTCTGGCCAGCACTTGTCAGCGTCTTGCCAACCTTTTGAAACGAGGTCCCGATTGCATTGGCTGAGTCTCTTGCGGCACGACCCGCTTCATTCAGCCCGTCCTCAAGCCCAGACAGGTCAGCGCCAATTGCGATGTAAATGCGCTCAAGAAGCGTCCCGATCGCCGACATTGTCTGGATACCTTTCCATGAGGTCCTTCAGCTCGTCGGAGTCAAGCGGGTCACTGACCTCATCGAACCCCATCTTTGCCTTGTATCCCTCGACTGCATACAACCACTCACGCATGCTCATGCGCCAAAAATCGTCGGGACGAAGCCTCAGGTGACCGAGGCCGATCTTGAGCCAAGCGGACCACGGCGTGCGCCGTGGTCCGCTCTTGCCCTTGCCTACCTTCAGGCGTTTCCCGAGTCTTCGCCGACCTCGATGTCGGTCGCGGACATCGCTTCCTTGACCTTGGCCATCAGGGTCGGGAGCGAAACCCGCCACTTCATGATGTCATCGGCAGTGACGTCATCGTGGCCTCCGCCGTGAACCATGGCGCAGACCAGGGTGGCAACATCTGTGGACTTCGGCTTCTTCAGCTTCTCGCCGATCTTGCTGATGTCGTCGATCCCGAAGGCGGTTTCGATTTCAGCCAGGGCGCCCAGCGAAAGGCACATGTTGAACGCGCCCTTTTCCGGAACCACGAGCTGCACTTCACCACGAATGGCATTGGTCATCTGAATTCTCCTGATATGAAAGAAAGGAGGTTGGTGGAAAGGTTAGACCGCGGCGGTCCAGGTCAGTTCACCGGCCGACTCGAACTGCATCGAGAAGGTGGCTTCAGCATTGTATTCGCCGGCGTATTCCAAGCTGCTGACCTGGAACAGACCTTCGACGGTGCCGAAGTCGGGGATGATGAACTGATATTCCTCGATCGCCCCGCTGAAGAAGTAGCCGCGCACGTCTTCTTCCGAGGCGGAGTCCTTGAAGACACCGGAACCGCTGATCGAGGCGGACTTGATACCGGCCCCTTCCAGCAGTTCCCGCCACTGGTTGGCGGAGTCCGAGTCGGTCACGTCGACCGTCTCGCTGTTGAAGCTGATCGACTTGCTGCGCATGCCGCCGATCGTGGCGAACGTGCCAGTGCCGTCGTCGGCCTTGATCAAGATCTGACGACCCTTCTGAGCTGCCATGTTAATTCTCCTCTGTCACTGCGCGAAATTGGCTGATCCCGTGGAAAGCCTGACCGTCTGGGTCCCTTACGGTATCCGACACTAGGAACCGCATATTGACCAAGATGTGGCCGGTCAGGCTCAGGCTTGTATTGTTCTGCAGGAGTTCGCGCACCCGCCGCTGAACAAGACTCACCTCCTTCTTGCCCTCATACGAGGACCATATGTGGATGGTGATGGTGTGTTCTTCACCATCGCCGCTTCGATCGTCCGCGGGATCAGTATCCCAGGCCGTGATGCCAGCTTCACCATATTCAATATATGGCAAAGCTGCTCCCTCTGGAACCAGGTCGTAGAACCTAACAGCGCCGCCAAGCAATGTAGCCAAGGTTGCATCGCCAACAAGCAGCGTCTTGATTGCCTTCTGCAGCTCCCAGGAGGCTGAGTTACCGGTCGTCATGACAGCCTCCGTTGGATATAAGCCTTGAGGACCCGGGCCGCTTTCGACTTGACCTTGTTAAGCGCCGGGCCAAGAAAGGGTCTTGCGCCCATCAGCCGTGTTCCGTATTCGAGCATCTTGGCATAAAGCGTGCCGGCACTGACTGTGACCTCGAGACCGTCAGCCTCGACCTCCGAAAGGATGGATCTGACCAGCGTCCCAGTATCGCTCGCAGGAGCCTCGCCGGGGGACGAAGCCTGGTGGACAACACCCGCGGTCTTCTTGTAACGCCGGCCAGTCTTGGGTCCCTTGAGCACACTTTCGCGAGCCTCGTTCTGGACCATAAGGCCAACAGCCTCAAGGCCGTCACGCACCCCGTCCTTGACCTTTTCGGGATAGCGGCGAATAGCTTCCTGCAGTTCGCGCTCACCACGGATAGTGACGCGAATTGTGTTCCGACGAGCAGCCATCACAAAGGCCCACCTTCACGGACTAGGACAACAATGAACTCTCCCCGTTGATCCTCGTCAACCACGGTCAAAACGTAGAAACTTCGGGTGCCATACGTGACTGTGACTCCATTGACAAAACCCGAATGTCTCCGGGCAATCAAGGCGTGCGTCGTTTCTTGGTGGAGGCGCTGATACCGATAGACCTCGGAGGCCGTGATCGGTTGAATGTCGACCCAGACTTCGTCGCCGTTAGTGTCTGCACGGGCAAAGCCGCCGCCCTCATCCTCTGTCCTGACCACGGTTTTGATCCGGACGAGATGGCGCATGCGACCAATGAAGCGCTTGCGCCGGGGCATCAGAGCCTCCTGACCTTATACTTGCCGAGAATGTCCCAGGCGGAGCCTGGGACATTCGCTGCGCTCATGTCCATGGTCATCGCCTCACGGTTTTCATACCAGTGGGCTGCGATCACCTTGATTGCCTGGCGGAGCTGGAACGGGACCTTATCGGCTGTCGTCCCAAAGCCAGCCTTATAGGTGATGACCAAGCCATTGACGGAGCGGACGTTCGTGGGCCACACTGAGCCATCCCTGAGGGCTACACGCCCGGGACGCGACGCGACATCGACGTAGTAGTTTGCCGTGCCAAAGGTTGACTCCACGTCAGCCTCGTCGAAGGACTTGATGCTGGTGATGCTAATGAGCGGGCTTTTGGGAAGCTCGATGAAGCGGGGATGCTCCTGGTTCATGGCGCCTTCGCGGACCCCATCCCACCAGCCAAGCCCATCGCTTCTGATCGGAACCTCATCAAGGTAATGCGCCCACGTTTGCTCAAGCATGGCAAGACCGGTTTCGGCCTCCGCGAACTCCGTGGCACCTTTGACAAGGTTAAGAAGATAGTCGGCCTCGGGATACGCTCCGTCAGCCTGGTTGAGACGAAGATGGGCACCGAGCTCGTTGGCCGAGACCGGCCAAACAGTCGGTCCCGTTACCAACGTGCTGGTGCCCATCGTTCGTTCCTTCATTCAGCCGTAAGGCTTACACCGGCGGGTTCGGAGCCGGTGCGTTTTCGAGGTGGCCGCGCAGCCAGACGCCCGACAGGAACACGTTGCCCGTGTTGTTCGCCGGGGTAATCGTGGCGCGGACGTAGCGCTTGCTGCCGATGTAGCCGATCTTCCGGCACTGGTTGTCGGCGGCGAACGTGAAGCCTGCCAGGGCTTCGGTGCCGTTCAGTTCGGTATCCGGCACTGCGGCCGCATCCGACAGGTTGGCGGCATCGCCATGCTCGACCAGGACCGAGAAGGTGGCATCTGCATCGGCAAGGGCCCCGATCATCAGGACCAGCATCGCTGCGTGCGCGCCCTGCATGTCGAGGATCTGGGAGACGTAGGCGGTATTGTCGGTCGTCGCAGCAGCCGGGGAAATCGCCCGCTTGACGTCGATGTCGTTCATCATGTCGAACTTCATGACAGTTTCCTTTCACAGAAGGTTGGGTGTGTGGCCCAGGCTCCGAAGAACCTGGGCCGTGCGACCCTTGCGGGCTGGTTACTCGCTGATCTTCATCAGCTTGATCGCCTCGAAGTTCTTCACCCCGCCGCCGACGCGCTTCGTGGTGTAGAACAGGACGAACGGCTTCGCGGTGAACGGATCGCGCAGGACACGCGTGCCGATCCGGTCGACGACCTGGTAGCCCCGGTTGAAGTTCCCGAACGCGATCGGGAATTCACCAGCGCCGACGTCCGGCATGTCTTCGGCCTCGGTGATCGGATAGCCGAGGAGGCGATCCGGCTGACCGGCGACGAGACCGGGCTGCCAGATGAAGTTGCCGTTGCCGTCCTTGAACTTGCGGATCTTGGACAGCGTCGCCGAGTTCATGACGAACCGGGCACCCTGGCGATAGCCGGCCTTGAGGCTGTGGATCAGGTCGATGAACCGATCTTCCGGACCCGTCCGCGCCGCGTCGACAGGCGCTTCGAAGTCGGATGCAGCGCCCGACGCGATGAACCCGAGCTTGCCCCAGGCGTAGTTGGCGTTGGCGACCGTGTCGTAGGACAGGAAGCCACGCGGCTTGTTGACCCCGTTGCCGGCGACGAAAGCGGCACCTTCCTGCTCGGCAAACGTGATCTGCACTTCGTCGGCGAGCCACTGCTCGATGTTGACGTAGGCGTCATCCAGCAGCGTCTGCGTCGCGGCGGGATTGGCATACATCTCCATGACCGGGAATTCGAGCATGTTGAGCGTCGGGGTCGCGGTCTGCGGACGCGCTTCCGCTTCACCGACCCAGCCGGCGCCGGCGCCGCCCATGTTCATCGGCTTCTTCAGGCTGCTGGTCGAGACCTGCATGACCGACGAGATCGCGCGGATGGGCGAGACTTCGCTGAGCACACGATCGATGGTCGTGTCGAGCTGGACGGGCACGACATAACCACCGTCCGGGTTGGAGCCGGCGGCAAGTGCCTTGGACTGGAAGTCGAGGAATTCCTCGCTCATCGAGCCTTTGCGCATGTAGTCGAGAAACAGGCCGCGCTGCTTCTGTTCATCCGCCGTCATGGCGCGCTTTTCACCGTCATGGCCGGTGATCTGCGGGCGACGTGCATCGAGGCGCAGCTCGTCAACAAGCTTCTTCTGCTCATCGAGCGCCTTGCTGAGGTTCTTGACCTCGTCGACGGTCACGGCGTCCGGGCTACCGGCCTTCTTGACCTGGTCCAGCTCCGTGTTGACCTTGTTCTTGAATTCCTCGAACGTGGTCATGAAGCCCTCGACGGCCTTCTTGATTTCGGTGGTATCCGGGGGCGAACCCTTCTGCTCGTTGCCGGGTTCGGCGTCCTTGGTCTCGAGGCGCGGGGGCATCGCGAGAGCCGAGGAGGCCATGAGTGCGTGGCTACGCATATTGGTCATCCTTTCATCAGTTGGGTGGCACGCTTCAGCGAGTCGACCACATCGTTGAGCCCTTTGTCACCCTCGCGGTGGCCGCCGGACAGTCTGGATTTCGCCTCATCGACGCCGTAAATGGCGACCATTTTGGCGAACTCATTGGGCACACCTGCCTCACGCAGAATGTGCTCAACATCACGCTTGGTGAGCTCGTTCTTGACAGCGTCGATCGTCGACTGCATGTTCATCGGGAACGTGACCACCGAAATCTCCCAGAGGTCGACGTCAAGGAGACGACGGACCCCGGTGGACTCGTCGCGCATGGACTTGATCGTCTGGAAGCCAATGCTCAGCCCGTCGATCGCGCCCGCGCGTAGAAGTTCGAGGACCTCAGCCCCCTTGGAAACCTTGCTGAGCAGCTGGCCCTTGACGTAGAGCCCGCGCTCATCTTCGCGCATCTCCTTCCAGACGCCAATTGGCTTCTCGGAGTCGTGCTGGTAGAGCATCTTGACCTTGCCAGCCGGACGCTCGGTAAGGGAACGACGGAAGGCGCCCTTCTCGACGATGTCCATTCCACGGTCGACGACCCCGAAAATGGAGGCATACCCCTCGAACTCGCCGTCCTCGGAGATCTGCTTGAAGTCGAGTTGGTTGTTGAGCGTCTTCAGCATCGGCCGTCCTTTTGACCAAGGTAATTCGGGGTTTGGTCTAAATATACTCGCAACAAGATTTCACCAGCTCGGCAAGTTAATCTCGCTCAGCTATGTTGCGCTCCTTGAGGGAGTCAAGGAGCTTTTTGGCCCGCTCCAGGACTAACGACTCGGGATCAAATCGACGCAGCTCGACCCACATCAGCTCGATGACGGTCAGGTGCACAGCCCGATGTTCCTTGGTTTCGAGCTCACGCTCACGGCACTTTTCCAAGTCCGTTTCGATGTTGGTAAAGCGCTTCTCAATCCTGTCCCAAAGGAACTTGATTGCGACGCCAGCGCTACCAAGGACGCCAGTGCTTGCTGTGATCAGCGCTGCAAGTTCACCACCGTTCATGCGAGTATCTCGCCTCCAATTCTGGGCCGGTAAAGCACGACGCACCGGCAGTTGATGATTTCCTTGGCTGGTCCGTTAGGGTCGCCGGGGTATTGGAGGCTAGCTGAGCCAACCTGGAAAGCTTCGTCCATCTCGACCCGCTGCCCGTCGGCTGAGGCATGAGATGGTCGGGTTCGGGAGTCTTCCGTCGACCCCCATTCCTTGATCATGTCGATGCCGGTTGCTCGGGCCGCGTTGTCGGATCCTGTATTGGCAGCGGTGTGCGCCTCTGTTCTCGCGATCCGAGCTGCGGAGGCCAGGGAGACCTGGCCTCCTATTTCTTCACGTAGCGCTTTAGCTGTCGCCGCTTCGCCCTGACCATCTGCAAAGGTTTCCACCAGCACTTTCCGGACCCTGGACTTGAGAGTCTCGGCGATGAGAATTGACCGGTCAGCGGCATATTGCGTCAGCCATGCTAGGACACTCTCCTCGAAGATGTCGATCGACCCTTTCTGCTCCAGGTGCAAGGCCCCATCCTTGCGCTGTGCCTCGATCTGATCGAGCACAACCTGGCCAAAGTCACGGGCCACCTGACCCAACCGCTTGCGGAGGATCCGGGCCAGCTCGACCTGGAATTCATCGATGTAGCCGATGACCACCTCATCGGCGCCATAATGGAAGTCAGCAGCAATACGCCTCGCCAGCCTACGGTGTAAGGCAAGGACCTCGCGCTCAACCAGCTTTTCCCAGCGGACCAGGAGCCGGTTTTGGCGGATGACTGCCAGCCTACGCCGGGTTCGTGCTGAGCGGCGGCTGGGCATTGGGGTCTACCTGAGGCTCAGCGCCACCTGGTTGGAACATGGCTTCTTCAAGCGGAATTTTCGATGACGGGACCAGGATCACGTCGCCTGGGCTTTCTGACTTGGGCTCATAGGGCGCGTAACCAGTGGCATCACGCTTTTCGTCGACTGTGATGTGGTCGGCGGAGGTGACCTTGTCCCACAATTCCTCGCGCTCGGCGATCAGGCCGACGACGCTGTCTTCGTCGAAGGTGACGACGAGCTTCTCACCATAGGTTGGCGAGAAGAAGTTGGTGAGCGACTGGCAGGTGCGCTCGACCAAGGGAAGCACGGTCTGGCGGTAGAAGGCGCGATTGGCCTCCTTATAGTTGGCGTAGGTGTTATCGCCCGGGATGCCAAGGATCATGGGCGGGACGCCGAAGGCGAGGGCGATTTCGCGTGCAGCCTCACGCTTTGCTTCCATGAACTCCATGTCCTTGGAGGTGAGCCCCATTTGCTGCCACTTGAGCCCGCCTTCCAGCAGGAGCGGGCGACCGGCATTTCTTGCGCCGGAATACTTCTCTTCCAGCTCCTTCTTCAGGCGGAGGAACTGGTCATCGGGAAGGGTTTGGGTGGCGTCCTTGTCCTTGGGCTCATACATCAAGGCGCCTGACGGGCGTGCACCGTTGTCCAGCAGCGCTTTGTTGAAGGCACCGGCCTGGTTGTGCACATCGATGGCAAAGGCCGCCGGCTCAATCGGCGACAGCCCATACCAGTCGTCGATGGGGTGGAATTCCTTGAAGTGGAGGATCGGCTGTTGCCTGCTCGGCATGTCTTCCATGTCGAACCGAACGCTTGAGCCGCCGACCGTGTATTCGTAAGCTGCCGGATACCCACGACGCCCAGGGATTACCTTCATCCGGTCCGGGCGCAGGACAAAAAGCTCCCGGATCCGGGCGTCCAGGATGACGGGTTCCAGGTAGGCATTGCCCGCGATCTTGGCAAACGAATACCAGGAACGCCAGAGTTCCGTGCCTCCCTGGAAGGGGTTGGGTTTGGCAAACACCTCCAGCAGGGGGTGTTGCTCCATTTCCTTGTCGCCTTCGAACACCAGGAACGGGATCAGGCTCGCGGCCTCAGCGATCAGGCTGATGCACCGATGCGCGATGGCGTTCTGGATGTAGCCCTCGCGGGCGAAGTTCTCCAGGTTGCGATCCATCCAGCGTGGGCGACCAACGCTGTTCATCGAGATCACGCCACCGGCGGCGGACTCCTTGTGTTCGGTTGCCGGTCCAAACGGCCAGCCAAACTGATACCAGCGCTTTCCTGCCACGTTAGAGGCTCCTGATCCTTGGCTCGTTCTCCTGCCCGCCGGACAGCGCCGTTAGTGCCCAGACCAGTGCGTCGACTCGGTCAGGGCTGTAGCCCATGATGCCTCGGTCGAAGTCCGAAGTAAACTCGCACATCTGGTCTTCAAGCTTGGCAAGCGTTCCGATGTGACTGACCTTGCCTTGTTCGTAAAGCGCCGCGATGGGTTCGGCACGGATAACCTTGCCTTTGGAGGCGTGCACGAGCTTGATGGGCATGTTTGCCTCAACGGCACGGAGCACGGACTCGACCATTGCACCACCCTGGTTGGCTTCAGCCACGACCCTGTCTGCACTAAAATCGGCGTAGGCCTTTGCGACCTTCGTTGCCCAGCCCTCAGGCGAGAGACCTTGCTCCGAGTAGTCGGCATGCACGTAATACCGGCCGGATCTGGTCTTGCTGGCGACAATGATCCCACATTCGTCGGCATCCTCGCCGGTCTTCACTGGCGGATCGACGGCGACCACGGTCCGCAAGATTTCCTCATCTGCCCACTTGGAACGGTGCTGGTCGAGGTTGTCCCGGCGCCACAAGGCGTAGGGGTTGTCGTCAAGGATGTCGGCCAGGAGCTCTTGGCGCCCAAGCCTGGTGCCTTCATACTTGCTGATCACCTGCTTGATGAAGGTTTTCGCCAGGTTGGCGGCGTTGTCGTATGTGGTGCCCTTGGTCAGGTAGGTCGTGGACTCGCGGAGAAGCTCACGGATCAACTTGATCGGCCTGGGCGTGGTGGTGACGATCGCACGGGGATTGTCCCCAAGGCGGAGGCCGAACATGAGGTTGGACCAGGCGTCGTCGGCATACTGCCACTTGGCGAGCTCATCAGCCCAGGCCAGGTCTTGCTGGGGACCGCGCAGCTGATCCGGATCCTCGGCGGAAAAGCAGATGGCAACAGCTCCATTGGGCCATTCAAGCTTGCGCAACGACTTGAGGTAGGTCGGACGGAAGTCCTTGTGGCTTGTCGCTAGGATACCGGACTCACCCTCGACCATGACGTCACGGACTTCCGCGGCTGTGGCGCCGACAAGAGCCAGTCGGCCGTATTGCCCGCGGGCCATGGGTGTGATGCCGTTAACTGCGTTCCGGATGAATTCCGCACCGGTGCGAGTCTTGCCCCAGCCACGACCAGCGAGGATGAGCCAGATGATCCAGTCGCCGCTAGGCGGCAACTGGTCATCTCTGGCCCAGAGCTTCCAGTCATGCAGCAGGAGTTCGAGTTCCTCCGGCGCTAGCTCATCGACAAGCTTGGCGAGGTCCTCACTGGACGGCCTTGCTTCCAGGATCTTCTGCAGCAAGGCGGCTCTCCAGCAGCTTGAGGAACCGTTGCCGGCTCAGTTCGTAATCGGCGACCTTGTCGTCGGGATTGTCCGAGATTTCGATCGACTTGAGCGAGGGCAGGATCCGGTCGAGCAGCTTGTAGTTCGCCTCGATGATCCGCCCGAGCGTCAGGCGGTTGCCATCCGTGAGGTTACCGTCTTCATCTGTGATGCGACCGTTCTTGATCCACTCGTCAGGGATTTCGCCCTTGGCAAGCTTCATGATGTTGCCCAGCACGTCGACCTTGGCTGCAATCTGGCGGCGCAGCTCGAGTGCGGAGAGGGTGGAGGTGGTCACGGCGGAACGTGACGTTTGCTTGATGTTCAGCTCCACGCGATCCTTGCCGGGAGGACCTGGCTGATGTTGTGGGTGGGTCATGAGGCTTCCAAAACCAATCTTGAGACGCGGACCAGAGGGCAAATTCAACCCTTAATATAGCCATAAGATCTGGCACAGAAAACTGTTTTGCTCAGTCATCGGTGTCCTGGCTGTCCTAGTAAGTGTCCTAGTTCTTCTATAAGATTATTTCTGACAAGACAAGCCCATCTAATTGAATTGATTGAACATTCTATACTAGTGTCCTATTGTCCTAGTTGATGTTATCGTTTTCAACCCATTGACTCCGCACTATTGTCATAGTGCAAAAGTGATCAATTTAGAATATTTTGATTTTTCCTCAGGACACCATGCACACTAGCACAGATTAGTCAACCAATTCAAACACTTGTTCAGTGTCCGTGCAGTAAAAAGAACTAGGACACTTGCCCAGACAGCCAGGACACTTGCAGATGAAAAAATTACCCAGAATTGTTCATTTATCACGCCCCGAACCTCGCCACAATGCGGAATTTGTGCAGAACAGGGAACGCATAGATGACCTCCGGATCCTTCCCCCTAAGTTCGCCAAGCTAAGCAAAGTCCAGCAGCGTGTGCTTGGCCACCTATACATGAAGGACAGGGAAAACCGAGGCGCCAGCGTCCACCAGCTGGGCACGACTTACGCTACCCTTGATGCCATGGAGCAATTCCGTGTCCTCACCATTCGCGGCGACACGCGCTCATGGGCCTACATCACGCAGTATGGCCGCCGGTTCTATGAGGTCCTGTATTGGCACGAACGCGCCTTGCTGGAGGAACGTCACGCCAAACGCCGCGCTTCCGTGTTCGGAAAGTATGGCAAAGACACCTGAGCCTGCATTTTGTTGTTTACACGCCCAGCGTCCCGTCGTAGAAGGGATCATCAAGAGCGAATAGGAGCATATACATGCCTATGTCAAGATTCCCCCACAGTGGTTCGGTTATCCTTATCAAGGATCCTAACCACGAAAACTTCAACCAAGAAGCACGTGTCCATTATGTGCTCGCGCACAACGGCTGCCAAGACGACCCGGTTCTTACGGCCAAGCTTTTGGAAACCGGGATTGTCCCCCGCAATCTGCGGGTGAGCCAAGTTGAGGTTGTCCGTGATGGACTTCAGGTATCTTTCCTTGGCTCAGGGTTTGCAGACTAATGCCCCGCGCCCAGTTCAGCATGCCCCAGGCTGGCATCAACGTCACCCGTGCCTTCGCCACCCCAAAGCAAATCCAGTCTCACAAGGCTTGGTTGCGTGCGGCGCAAAAGGTCATCCCTGACATCCCCGACTGTTGGTCGTCGCGGGCGACCCACACGATCATGCGCGAAATCATCGACGCAAAACACCTCATGTTCGAGTTGCACGATCGCCGGACTGGTGACCGGTGCTCGATCGTCATCGAACGGAAGTATGAGCACATCGGAGCCCGGCTATGAGTAGGACGAGGTATATCAAGATTGGTTCGTGTGGAACTTGTCCTCATAGAGACCACAAAGGCGGGTTTGGAGCTGTAGCCTACATTCCAACCTGCGGTCTCAAGAACCAAGAATTGCCTTGGGAGCCCAGTGCCTCAAGGACTGGTCGTGTCACTGCAACAGCTACCAATGTCATACCTGACTGGTGCCCTTTGCCAAAACTGGAGACCCCGAATGCCCCTCAAAGTTGAAGCCTACCTCGACAACCGAGGCAAACTCCACAAGACCGCCGAGGCCGCAACCGTGGAGGATCTGGCCCACAAGGTGTTCGGGTCCGCCGAAAGCATGGCACCTAGCCTGGCGCAGAAGGTGTTAACCAATCGCGCTGACATCGAGCGGATCTTTGCGGAGTATGATGCGGCTCTCAACCCGGAGACTGCAGCATGCCCTATTCCGAGCTCACCTACTTCCACGGCTACCACTTCCACCACATCGCCGCCTACCACGAACACCTGAGGCTGCGCAACATCAACCGTAAATGCCGCGCCGCGGCCAATCACAGGAGACCATCATGAAGTATTGGCTTATCCGCGGGGCAATGGTTGCCTTGGCTATCCTTATCGCCTACGTTGAAGGGAGCCTTCAACCTTCCCCAGGCATCGGTTTTGGTGTGGCCATGATGCTCATGCTAGGCGCAGCCCTGATCGGACCTGTCGACGTTTGCCAATGCAACCATCCCGACTGTGGTGGTGGGTGTTGGCCCCCGCGCCAATGATCGAGGTCATCCCCGACGGAAACGGTTTTCGTTGGACCATGATATGCAGCGAAGGTCGGGTCCTGATGACCTCGCCCGACCAATTCCCATGTGTGGACTCCGCAGCCACCAACGCAAAGGCTTGGCGCACGCAGTTCTGGGCCGTCGCAGACCAGGTTGACCACAGAATGGCTCGCTGCATTTAGTTGCAAGATTCTTGCATTCTGTTGTTTACATCCGTGTCGCCACACCCTAGAAGGGTTCATCAAGAGCGAAGACGGAGACACACCATGCTTGAAGCCAACCTCACCAACGCCAACTACGCCCCCGAAGATCGTGGCGCCCACTTCTTCATCGCCTGGGAAAACATTGGCCGTCGCGGAGTTCAGCTTCGTGCGATGGTCTACGGCCACAAGATCGCCTCGACCAAGGGCGGTTTGCTGGTTGACAAGACCGCCGGGACGGCTGTTTAATTATGGCACTCATCGAAAAGAACGGTCGCTGCGAAATCTGGGCAGTTGACGGCGAGTTTTGGGTCTATGGCTACTATGCCTCTGGCGACCCGAAGATCTGCGCCACTATCGGTGCTGCCCAAGCCTACTGCCACTGAGGAGAAAGCCCATGCTGATCTTTGACTACCCCACCAAGAAGGATCTGAAGGCGGCCATTGGTCAGCCTCTCAAGTATCGCGAGACTTCGATGTTCGCGCCGGAATACTCGCCCAACGGTCGCCTCACCGGGTCGAACCGTCCGACGATCACCGGCCACAAGCGTGAGTTCTACGCTAACATCACCATGGCCAATGGCCTTATCTTTAAGGTGGACTGAGATGGAAGACAAGATCCTCGACAAAATCCAGAAGTTGTTGGCACTTGCCACTAGCTCAAACGAACACGAAGCCGCACTTGCCTTGCAAAAAGCACAAGCGTTGATGGCCGAGCATAATCTGACCTCAACTGATCTTCACCGGTCACAGATTGGCACTACCCAGTTCAGGTCAACCCAGTCCGTATCAAAGGTCAAGGACTGGGAGCTTGCCTTGGTTCAGCAGGTCGCTGGTGCCTTTGGTTGCCGCGTTCTGTGGATAGCCGGACACTCAAGTGACTGGGACTACTGGGGTCGCTATGAGCTCCTTGGTCCCAAGCACCAGTTGCCTGTGGCGGAGTATGCCTGCACTTTCCTTCTCCGAAAGATCGTCAAGGCCCGCACTGACTTTAGTGCCCACCTCAAGGCTAACTACCGGATTGATCGGAAGCGCCTGACGCAGGAGCTTGACGGCTTTTGCCATGGCTGGGTCAGGGCAGTTCGGTCAAAGGTCCATGCCTTGGCTAACCCAGACGAGGTTGAGGCGGCAATGGACGCACACATCGCTGACACGTGCGACCCCGACAAAAAGGCTGATGTTCAGGAACGGAAGATTGGGGCACACGGCTACAGAGCCGGCAAGATCCAGGGCGAGGATCTCGAAATCCATCGGCCCATGTCAGGCAAGGAAGACCAGCTAAAGCTTGGCTGAAGCTACAAGACCCCGCCGCGCCAGCGGCGGGGTTGTCTCGGGTGCCACGTCAGAACGGGATGTCATCCTCGTTTTCCGAAATCTCACCGCGGTCATACCGGTCCCAATCGATCTTGGTCCCCATCATCTCCTCAAACGCCGTCCTGCAGTGTTCGAGTGGGGGCAAGATGTAGCACCACGCGCGGACCGTGTCCATGTGACCCGAGTTGTCGTAGCGCTTGACCGACTTGCGGCTGCGCTCAATCACCCCACCAGGCATCATGTCCTTGAGCTCACGACCGAACTGGTTGTCGCTCACACGTCTTGGCACACCCCACATCGTGCAGCGCTTAATCAGCGCTTGATACAGGTCCTCGATGCAGACGTGACTTGGCCAGTCGTAAACGCCCGGCATGATTTCCCCGTCACGCAGCCGTTCGAACCAGAACCGAGCCACCATGTCCAGGCTGTGCTGCTTCTGTTCCGTTAGCGCTGCAGTCTTGGGGATCACCCCAACGTCGATGTCGCTGATGTCCATCGTCAGCAGATGATGCAACAAGCCCTCATATCCGCCGTTCCGCAGCTGGTGAGCCATGGCCTTGAAGAACGCCTTGTCCTGCAGTCTGCCATCGCCGACGTCGATCACGGCAAATCGCCGTTCTTCAAACGCTGCCGGGACGATCCACTTCTCGTTGGATGAGACCAACAACCGCAGGTAGTTGTTGATCTCGAAACTGTCCTTCCCCTTGGGCTCAATCCGGTTGGTGTCTGACGTGACTAGACCCTTGAGCCGCCCGATATGACGAGGGTCACCAGCGAAGAACCCCTCGTCAGCCTGCAGCAACAGGGCGTGACCCATGTGACTGTTGAAATTCCCCAGGACGTAACGCGGGTCGTCGACAAGGACGTAGTTGTCCCTGATCAAGGCGCCCATGTGCTGGCCGACAACGGTCTTGCCACAGCCTTGCAGGCCACGGAACGCGAGGCTTGTCCCTGGCTTGTTGCGCGGATCCTGGAACATTTGCGCAAACCACGCCATGATCCAGAGATACAGGCTCTCGTCGCCTTGTGCCACGTTCAGTCGCATATGCTCCTCGAACAGGTCCCATTCCCCTGTGGGATCGGGTTCGACAGTGAACCCTCGCCATAGGTTGTAATACCGATCGGGGTTTGCCCCCGGTTCAAACACCACGCCGTCGTAAGTCTTCCGGCTTGGGTGCGTCATCCAGTATTCGACGATCGGTTGTTCCTTGCGGCCGACCTGCACAAACTCGTTGGCGTAAAGTGCCCTGAGCGCGGCAATCGCAATGTAGTTCGGCATATTCCGCTTGCGCAGCGGGTCCCAACGGTCCCAGATGATCGTCGCCTTGTCGCCAAGGATCGTCAAGGCAAATTGCCTGTTCATCTCATCGATTTTGGAGTCACCACTTGGTTGGAACTCCGGGGCTGTGATCACCGAGGCTCGCCTGTCAAGGTCGACCCCTTCCGGTATCTCGTCAGCCAAGTCCCAACCCTTAGGAAGCTCCTTGGGCGGGTAGACAAGCTTGAGACTTTTCACCTTGGCTTCGAGGAGGATTTCGCCAATTAGCGCAGCCGCCTTCAGCCCAGGTTCGTCGGCATCCGGCCAGATGATAACGTCCCGTCCCTTGAGGACTTCGAAGTTGGCGTGCTTGACCGCTGACGATCCACCGGCCCATGTGACGACGATGTAGTCATGGAAGATCTGGGCGGCGGCATCTGCCGTCTTTTCGCCCTCAACCAAGAGGACAGGCGTGGTTCGGTCGTCACGTAGCAGGTGCTCGTTGTAGAGTGGCCTGGGCTTGTTGAATGACTTCCAACGCCACTGGTGCTCGCCGTCTTCTTCAGCGACACAGTAGGCCATGGGGACAATGTCCTTCTTGTCCCCGTTTTCAAACCTGAATGTGAAGCCAACTAACTCGCCCTTGATGTTGCGATAGGTCCACTTCCGGGCAGGCACCCCAAACTTGGGGTGCCTTGGATTAACAGGTGCATTGGACTCGTTGCCCTTGTTCAGCACCTTCCATGTCTTCGACTTTTTCTGCCAGAGCCCCATGGACTCGAGCGAGGCAATCACTGACGATTGCGGGCACCCGGCGTGGCACTTGACAAGGATCCGGCCATCACGACTTTCGCTGACGGTTAGGCTTGGTCCATTGTCATCGTGCGCCGGGCAAACGGTGTTGTAGCTTGTCTCGTTGAGCTTGACCTCTTTGCCGCGGCCGAGTTGCTCAGCGAGTTCTTTAGCCGACAGCTTCATCCTGAGTTTCCCCACCCTTTTGCTTGCGTCCCTTGTATTCGGCGAGGCCAAGGCTCGCTAACGTCGGGAGGTAATATCGGACAATCCGCTCACCGGACTGCTTGGTCTTGAGCTTGCCGGATCGCTTGAGGTTCAAGGCAAAGAGGTCGAGTTCCTCCTCGCTCATGAAGGACTTGCCTTCCTCAGCGATCGCCTCGGCCACGATCCGGCATTGCTTAGGCTGCTTCGCAATGGTAGCTTGGCCGTCAGATGACTTCAGCTTGTCAATGTGAAACCTGAAGACCTTGTCAGCGCCACCGCCACCAGCCTCGGGATTGCCGTCCAACCACTTGTTGGTGACCTTGTCCCCGATGAACTGGAATTGCTGCCATACCTTGGTCGCCACGTCAAGTGGGGTGTCCGCGGCGTCAGGCGGGAGAGGTTCGCCAAGGCTGACCTCCAGCTGCCCTTTCATGTAGGCATTCTGGAACTTGACCAGTTGACCGGGCGGCGCGAGCTTTCGAACCTCAACGTCGAGGAGCAGCCGATTGTGGATTTCCACCAGCTCCTTCCCTGTGAGGTTGGCGCTTAGCTCCCGTGGTCCGTTCCAACCATACCCCTGCACCGTTCGCTCGTTGAACCGGCGGAGTGCCTCGTCCTTGGATCTGAACAGTGCGACGTTATCGCGGAAGATGGGCTTGCCATCGCGGTGGTTGCAGTTATGTGCGGCAATCTCGAACCACATGACGAACAGGTCGCCGTCAGGTCGGCTCTCATATTGCTTATAGTCGGCTGTTTCCATGCCCCTTCTTTCTTCGCTCTATATACCACGCTGCCGGCGTGGCGACGTATGAGGTTTGTAATCTGCATCATTTTCGGGTAGATGTAAACACGCTAGATTTGGCATGTGCCCCGTGGCCATGTCGGAAAAAAAGTGCGTTGGCTGCATTTTTCTGCAAAAAGGCTATTTACATACCCTGCGACCCGGCATAGAAGGGATCATCACGCAGCGAGCGTGACCACAGAGCGAAGAATGGAGACTGACATGACCAACCTGAACGAAATGACCAAGAAGGAACTGCTTGCCAAGGCTGGCGAGCTGTCCATCACCGGCCGCCATGACATGAACCGGTCGCAGCTGATCGAAGCCATCGCCGCCGTCGAACAGATCGAAGACGTGATCGCCGGCGCCACTGAGGCTGAGGTCGTCCAGGCGCGTGAAGAACTGATCGCGCTCAAGCGCCGCCGGCCGTCGAACAACGATCGCGACGACGACGGCAACGTCATCCGCCGCGGCAAGAACCTCTCGCGCAACGTGCCCTTCCGCCGCAAGTTCTACTTCCTTGATCCGGCGGTTGCCGATGAGCGGACGTGGACGGAAGGTTACCGTCAGGCTGTCGAAGCCGCGCCCAACCAGGTGAAGCTGATCCTCAAGTTTATGCGCACCTACCACATCACGGACGTGGACACCTCGGAGCAGGGCGTGACGATCGTCAGCCTCGCGATGGAAGCCGGGATGATCTCGTCCAAGATCCCGCCAGCGAACCTGTTCGCCTACTACCGCCGGCTCCTCGAGGCACTCGGTGTCCGGAATGCCAACGCGTAAGTGACCAAGCCTACCGCGCCAGTCAGCGGTTTACACACAACCTCCGACAAGATAGGCTGGGTCTTGTCGGAACACCTACGACACGCAGAAAGGAATTACACCATGAAGACCCTCATCACCGTGACCCGCGCCATCGTCACCGAAGGCGAGAACAAGGACAAGCAGTCGCCCCAGGCCGTGACCATCGTCGAAACGATCGTCACCAAGGTCGGGCTCGGCAAGCCGATCGATCGCACCGACCTGGTGAAGGAGCTCGAGAGCTCCGGCAAGCTCAACACCCGCCAGGACGTCGGCCGCGTGGTCAGCTATTACCAGCCGCGCCTGCAGGAAGCCGGCATCATCGACGTCGTCAAGGAGTCGGAAGCCTCCGACGCCGAGAAGCCCGCCAAGTCCACCGGCGGTTCGAAGAAGGCCGCCGGCGGTCAGCCGGCCAAGGCCGAAGCCGCGGCGAGCTGATCCCCAACCCCGGTCTCGCTTGCGCTCGGGAAGCCCCGTTACCTGAAAAGGTGGCGGGGTTTCTTTTTCTTGCAATTAGGTGTTTACATAGCCTGCAATCCATCGTAGAAAGGATCATCAAGAGCGAATACGGAGATTGATTATGTTTGCAGGTTTCATCTACATCCTCCGCGGGAACAACAACGGCGCCAAGGTGATCCTTAAGCGCGCCCGCAACCGCAGCACGGTTGAAGCTACCCGCCTTGCCCTGATCGCTGCCGATCGTGACGACGGCCTGGGCAACACCTCGGCTGACTACACCATCACCATGGAGTCTGCGGACTTCTGGGCGTAAGCTTAAGAAATACGGGGCCCACGGGCCCCGTTTCAGCATCGGCTAGATGACCAGCCAAACTTGCAGCGGGTTTACAACTCGACTTGACTAGCTTAATGTCAACCACGTTAGAGCGGAGATTTTCTATGGCAGACGCCCAGTTAGTTAAGCGGCTTGTTGACATCCACCAGGGGTGGTTCGAGGATGATGTAGCCCGCTTTCCGTCTGTTTACCAAAAACAGCAATTTGAAAAGGCACTTGCGTTGCACGAGCAGCGCGAGACCTGCCAACATGAGTTCGAGCCCACCGGCTATGGTGGCTTGACCGATCGTGTCTACGAGTGCCGCAAGTGCGGTGAGCAAGAGGAAAGGGACATCAGTTAATGGCAAACGACCGTGGAAAAGCGATTGACAACACACACCTGTCAATCGACCAAGCCGAGGAGCGCGGGTTCATCCATCGCGACTACATCGCCCACTGCCTGCGCTGGACACACGTGGCAAAGCACGTCCAGAAGTCCGGGCGTTACAAGACGACCCGTGTCCTGGACATCGGCTGCGGCGTCGATCTTCCGCTCGCACGCCTGCTCTATTCCAGCCGGCTGATCGTCGAGGAATACGTCGGGGTTGACTACAACAACCCCGGCAAGTTCAAGATGGACATGTTCCACACCGGCAAGATGCCGGTCCACGCCTACGGCAACATCGATGCCGGCAAGCACATCTGCGTCAATGAGGACGGGATCGACATCGCCGAGATTGCCTTGCATAAGCTGCCGAATGTCATCACCTGCTTCGAAGTCCTCGAGCATGTTGAACCCGGGCATTGCCGGCAGATTTCGCAGGTGATCCTCGACATCCTCCAAGCCTACATCGACCAGAAACCTGGCAGCGATCCCCGCGCCTTCCTGTCGACCCCGTGCTATGACGCGCAAACCGGCGCCGCAGCCAATCACGTCAGCGAAATCACCTACCAAGCGTTCGGCGCAATGCTCGAAGATCTGGGGTTCGAAATCACCGGCAAGTGGGGCACGTTCGCCTCGCAGAAGGACTACAAGGCTGTCCTGATCAAGGAGCACGGCCCGGTCATCTGGGACAAGCTGTCGGAATTCTACGACAGCAACTACCTCGCCACGATCTTTGCGCCGATGTATCCGCAGCTCAGCCGCAACGCAATGTGGGAAGTCCGGCCGGCACGTGGTGGCTACGTCCGCCAGTTCCCGCCGCTCGCCGAGGTTCCCGGTCCGTGGACCAGCAGCGCGAAGTGGGAGGAGCTCAATGGCTGACCTTCAATGGCAACTTGCCAAGGAACTGATCGAGGCTGCAGCACCCCACTGGCCGGATCACGCCAAGGGTGCAGCAATGCGCCCCATGACCAAGCTCCTCCGCGAACGTCTCGCACACCTGACCGGCGACATCACGGAATTCCACGAGAAGTTCCGGCTGGCCTATGACGGTCCGCCTCGGACACTGGGGGATGACCTGCTGTCATTTCGGGTCAAGTTCATGCAGGAGGAGCTGGACGAATACGCCGAAGCTGCGGCCGAGGGTGATCTCGAAAAGCAGCTCGATGCGATCATCGACCTGATCTATGTTGCGTTGGGCACGCTGCTTCTGCAGGGGCTTTTGCCAGCCTTTGCGCCGGGCTGGATCCGTGTCCAGCAAGCGAACATGGCAAAGGTCCGGACAGAGCGGGTCGAGGACAGCAAGCGCGGGTCCACGTTTGACGTCGTCAAGCCTGAGGGCTGGAAGCCACCGACGCATGCTGACCTCATCAAAGCGCTGTTCAAGGCCAAGGGCGTCGAGCCTCAGCTGAACGACAAACCTTCAGGCCAAGGGACCTTGTTCGAATGACTCAGGCGCTTCATCCCATCATCGTCATCGAGGGACCTGACGGCACCGGCAAGACGACGCTTGCCAACGCACTGTGCGAAAGGCTTGGCGCCAAGTATCTGCACCTGACCTATCGTTGGCCGGACCACATGTATCTCTATCACTGGGCGGCGATCGAACAGTGCTTGAAATACGCGGCTGAGGGTCCTGTGATCCTTGACCGCTGGTGGGCATCCGAGCTGGTGTATGCCGCCGCGTTCCGCGGCGGCACACGTTGGCCGTGGATGCACAAGATGCTCGACCGGGTCGGACTCAAGCACCGGGTGTTCTATGTCTTGGCTCAGCCGGACAACCGTCAAGCCTACATCGAACACTTCAATCGCCTCAAGGGCGAACGGGTCGAGATGTATGACTCCATGACCAAGGTCTACGATCTGTTCCGCGATTGGCACCACACCATGAAAGGTCGCATGGACTTCATGCCCTACGACTTCATGCGTGACGCCAAGTCCCCGGAAGACTTCGCCCTGACCGTGGAGCACATCATCCAAGCGTCTTACGACTGGCATTGCCACCAGTCTAGCTTCGCCCTTGACGTCAACGATCGCCGGGCAGCTGGTCAGCTGGTTTGCCCCGATGTTCTGCTCGTTGGGGACAAATCGAACCAAAAGACTCGTCGACCGGTCTGGCCGTTCTTTGATCTTGGCCACTCATCAGACTGGCTCACAGCGGCACTGCACAGGGCTGGCATCCCTGAATATAAGCTGGCCTGGGTCAACGCCCATGACAGCAACGGCCGGCTGCAGATAACGTCAGCGATGATCGAGGACATCTGCCCCAAGCACATCATCCCGATGGGATGCGAAGCGCAACGCGCGCTTCACAAGCTCGACCAACACGCCGACTGGACCATGGCACACCCGCAGTGGTATCGCCGTTTCCACTCGGCTGAGGGGCATATCGAGATGGGCAACATCGCCCGTAAGTTCAATCTGAAACCGGAGACATGGAATGAAAGCTCCTTCCGCAACCTCGGCGTGGCTTGACCTGCTGCATCGCGTCTACTACCAGGGCCACGAGTCCGCACCCCGGGGCATGAAGATCAAGGAAGTCCTGGCTTGCGCCGCGACCATCGACCTTGACCAGCCAATCGTGGTCGAACCCCTCAGGGATCTGGGCTACAAATTCATGGCCGCTGAGGCTGCGTGGATACTTTCGGGCGACAACCGGGTGTCGACTATCAGTCCGTTCGCCCGACACATCAAGGACTTCAGCGACGACGGCGTTTTCTACTTCGGGGCCTACGGTCCCAAGATCATCGAGCAGCTTTCCTACGTCTGCCAGAAGCTCGCGGAAGACAACGACACGCGCCAAGCGGTCCTCACCATCTGGCGGGAAAAGCCCGGCCAGACCAAGGACGTGCCCTGCACGATTTCTGCGCAGTGGTTCATTCGCGACGGCGTCATCCACTGCGTCGACACGATGCGTTCGTCCGACCTGTGGCTTGGTTGGCCGTATGACATCTTCAACTTCGCCATGCTGACGCACTACATCCGCCTGCTCCTGCGCGAGCACTACGATGTCCACGTCGGCGCCGGGACCCTGACGCTTTTTGCCGGGTCGCAGCATATTTACGAGCGCAACTTTGATGCGGTAGAACGGATCCTGAACACGGCTGAAGCAGTCCCGGACTCGGGCCCGTCTGTCACGGAGCAAATCGACTCGATGGCAATACCCGGCGAGCTGATCGATACCCTTTGGGTCTACGCCGAAGGTTCCGGGGCACGAAAGATGTTCCTCAAGAGCGGAGAATAACGATGCGACCCACCTCCACAGAATACTTCTTGCGCATGGCCCAGCTTGTGGCGACAAGGAGCACATGCATCCGGCGCCATGTGGGATGTGTGCTTGTCAACCAGCACAAGCACGTCATTGCAACCGGTTACAACGGAGTGGCTGTGGGGGTGGCGCATTGCAATCTCGAGACCCGGTCGTTCGTCGAATACGACGACGGGACCAGTCCGTTGGTTCATCGCTCCTATACTGTTGAGCACCCTCATGCCTGCCCGGGTGCCGACGCACCGTCAGGCATAAACCTTGACGGGTGCCACGCAATTCACGCAGAGCAGAACGCCTTGCTTCAGTGCAAGAACGTTCATGAGATTGTGACGGCCTACGTCACTGCCTCGCCTTGCGTGACGTGCACCAAGCTGTTGCTCAACACGTCATGCCAGGAAATCGTGTTCCTCGAAGAATACCCACACTCAGCAGCTCGCGAACTGTGGGAAGCTCAAGGACGCCGGTGGGTTCATGGCCAAGCGTAAGCCGGCCTCATCGTCGGGCCATATCCAACTTCCACTGTTCCTCCCTGAAAGCTCGTGGCAACCACTGCCACCGAGCCAATGGCCTGACTTCAGGTCCCATGCAAAGATCATCGGGGTCGACACTGAGACACATGATCCCAACCTCCAGACAATGGGACCGGGGTTCATTCGGAAGGACGCCCACGTCTGTGGCATAAGTCTTGCGGCCGAAGACGGGACCAAGATTTACCTGCCAATCCGCCATAGCGAGGACAACGTCGATCCCGCCCAGGCTCTTGCTTATGCAAAGCACCAGCTTGCTGGTGCTCAGCCCAAGTGCGGCGCCAACCTGACCTATGATCTTGAGGCACTTTGGTCGGAGGAGATTTCGATCAACGGGGACCTGTGCGACGTTCAAATCGCTGAGCCCATGCTTGACGAGGATCGTAAGGACGGCTAC